TTAACTAAAAATATTTTGTTCTTAATTACTTCAGGTGATATTTTATAATAAAAAATTCTTTCGTCCATCTTAAATTGTTGGTTGATTAACGTATTCGTACCATTTTATTGAACTACTAGTCCCAACTCTTATATTATTATAATCATAAATTGAATATGTGAAATCTGAATAATCCAATTCAACTTTATAGTAAAAGTATTGGCTTGTATTAAAGTTAAATTTATTTGGTATTATTGATTGAGGTGCTGTCATCATTCTCATAAAACCACCAACTCTAGCATTAAAGAATTTTGCCGTCATGTAAAATGTTTTCAAATTAACTGTTTTCAAATCTCTCAACCAATAAATAAAATAACCTTCTTTATCCCCAATGAAATCAAGTTTAAATTTTGGTATTCTAATTTTAACAGGCGGTATTATTGGTGATATTAAAGCATCTTCCGAATCACCTTGTTGAACTGGTATTATTATTGTAAAATATATGATTTGTGTTGTAGTCTCATTAGTGTCATAAAAATCTAATTTAAAAAACGAATTCCTAAACGGTTTTTCATAATAATAAATTTCATTACTATTAAACCCTTCATTTAAATACGTGGCTTTCCAATCTGTAATCGTAGCTGTCATTATATTACTACCTGTTGGTGTATTATCAAAAAAATTAAACTCATAATTAATATCAGTTCTTGTATCATTAATATATGGTTTATGTGAAAATCTAGCAATTTCAAAATCAGTTGGTTTACCAATAATCTCCTCAATAACTTCTTTTTCATACATTTCAATACTATCGTCATGCCCCTCAAAATCCCACTTAATCTCTAATGGTATGTTGATATAATCATCAGTATCATTTAACACAAATCTAAACTTATTCACAATTATCACTTTTTGGTATGTTTATTGTTGTATCGTCAACATAATTAGTACCTTCAGGTATTATCCTAAACGTTAAATTAGTTGTGGGGTAATGTTTACCATTTAAAAAAGGATAATCCACACCTCTACCATCAGGGTCAATAAAACCATAAGTATATATGTCCCTCCATAAAAATTTATTTTCACTTGTTGAGAAATATGAATAATCAGGAATATTCAAAGCGAAATTTGGATTGATTTCAGCGTCTTCAATATAGTCAGAATAAACTTTAATTGTCATCCCATAGTTTGGTTTGTAATAATAACCTTCAACATTATTAAATGGTCCCGGTTTTGTTCTAACATCAAATAACTTCGAATTAAAAGTGAATTTATGGAACACGTCACTAATCACACGTTCTTTTTGTTCATAACTATTCCATTCACAATAATCACCATCAATGATATCACCTTTTTTCAATGACTTCACATACGTAAAATTATACCCCGATTTATTATAAGAACCATTACTAAAACCTGATGACGAATCTGTGTTAGTTTTATCCCACCAAACACTTGGTTTACCATTAACTAATGGCAAATTAAAATTAAAACCTTCTTTTAATTCAAAACCAGGTCCCATAGTCCACCCAAAATAACCTTTCCATATAACATTGAAGAATAATTCACTAATTGGTCTTTTTTGATTGTCAATTAAACCATTTAAATCAAAATCAGTATTAAATGATAATATGTATGACTGTGAACCTTCTTTAAGAGACACTCTAGCGGTCTTATTAGGAGTGAACCCTTCTGATTCATATTTTTTTGTTTTACCAAATATGTTTTGCTCAAAACCAGCTTTAACTAAATTGTAATCACTAACATTTGACATTATCTTTAATTGTCTAACATAATAACTTGAAGTTGTATCTAAGGGGTTATCAACATCCAAAACTCGTTTAAATGTCCCCGTTTTACCATCCGTAAAAATATTACCCGTAAATCCGTAATTATAAATGTTGAAGACATAATTATCACTATCAACAGTACCATCACCTAATGAATAAACTTCAAAATATTTGATACCATTATAACTAAAACTTAATTCGACATTTTCACCAACACTTAAACCATGCTTAACAGGTGATTTAAAACTAACAATACTATCACCACCTTCCATCATATTCTTCAACACAAAAGGTAAACCATCACCTGATAACCAACTAATATAATTTTGAGATGACTCATCAAAAAATGTCATAGGTTTGTTTGTCAAATTTTTATATGGATAACTCAAATAAAAATTCCAATTGTAACTACTCGCACTTTTACTAACAAACGTTAAATGATTATTAGGTGGGACAGTATACCCAACAACATTATTATCCGTTCTAATAAAATCAAATTCATTATATTGAGGATATCCCGACCATTTAACATTATTAGCACCTTTTAAACATTGGTCTTTGGCCGCTTGAGCGGCATTAATATAAACTAAATTATCTTCAAATGGGGGGTAATTAGTACTACCAACATATGAATTTTTAAATAAAATAGTAAATTTACCAACAGGTCTAAATATCGTTGATTTCTGACGTTCATCATCATACACCTGAGCCAAACTAACATTACTAGTTCTATCATACTCAATCATTTGATTTGTTGTTTGAACGAATGGTAAATTAATACCATACGATAATTCAGGTGATGATTTATACCTTAACTTACTTAAAACAATTCTTATATCTTTATTATTACCCATTTTCTAATCTGTTATTGTTTCAGGTTCAATCCATTTTCTAGTAAATCTATCAAATGCTGACTTACCTTGTTTTAATCCAAAATAAAAATAATATGGTGCCCCTGTATTAACCACTCTTTGAAATTGTGGTCTATCTGAAGGAGCATTATTAACATCCCAATTATTCCAAGTAGCGTTAACCTTACCTGTGTTATCAACCGAATATATAAACGCCCTATAATATTTTGTTATCGTACTACCTTTTGTTCTAAAATATCTTGAATTTCTATTCAATCTATCCAATTTTTGATATGGATGACTAAAAAATGTCATCGCCGAGAATGGTTCTGTTGACCAATCATTTAATTGACTACCAAAAATACTGTCAGCTTTAGGTGGTTGGAATAACGGTTTCCCCGAATCATAATCACCATCATTACCATAATTGGGTTTAATAAACCATTGATAGTATGGTATATTTTGTGTTTTAACTTTAAATGGTTCAAACGCACAATCCATTTTGTCGATACCTAAGTCATTACTAATAATAGTTCTTTTAGGTGATATAAAATCCCTAGTTTGAGTATCTGCCGAAAAATACACACCAAACACAGCATTTGAGGTTTTACCCCCATTGTAAAAAATATCACAACTACTATAATTTTCATCACTAAAACCAAGCGTCCCTAATTCAGAATTAATTGATACCATTTGAGCGTAATCACCATCTATTTTTAAATTTTCACGACTAAAATATCTTAACACCGAACCAACACCTGTTGCCGCAAGAATTTTAGTTAAAGTAGTTCGATTTACAAGTCTTGAAATAATAAACGTATTTAATAAATCAGAAATATTCTTAAATGTGGTTGTTTGCAAATTTTTCATTACATACCCATCGTAATCGTTTGAATAAACAATCTCTTGAGTATAAACATCTCTCGGACCTAAATCCATCACAGTTGTTGGGAACAATAAGTTATTACGATTACCACCGTAGGTTTTATTAGTAAACCAATTAATAGGGTTTTTCCTACCCACAAAACCATCAGTTTCACTATAAGGACTACTTCTATAGTAAAAATTATTAGTAATCGTATCAAAATGAATATTGTTTTTACAGTAACAATTGTATGGTTGATTACTTGTTTTCGGATTATTACTTGGTGGTGTAAATCTTCTCGAATTAATAAATGAAAATGCGTAAAGAGTACCATTAATCCAATTATTAGTAAAATAATGACTAAACACATTTCGACAAGCTGCAAAAGAAATTACAGTTCTCGCTCTCCATTCACCCAAAAGCTCTAAATCCCCCGGTAAACTACCTAAAGGAACTGTAAGTAATAAATAACATCCCCCACGAAATATTGGTTCTGATTGTTGACCATAATCATTATAACTACTACCTAAACGGTTACCATAACAAGAACCATCACCTGATGGTGGCATTACAGTACCTTTTGGTCTTGGGTAAAAACTAATACTATCTTTAGCAACATCATAGTAATAACAATCAAGTGGAATCAGACCTTCACAAGTATATGTTCCTAATATATCACCACCACACGCAGCTTCAGCATTATTCGCTTGAGATTCCGCACTACCACCAACACCTGAAACATCAGCACCTCCCAACGAATTAACACTACCATCATCACTAATTTGGTAATAAATAAAATTATTATTACTCATTAAGGTATAACTAATATTAGGAACTTTCTTATTTAATTCCTCAAATGATGATGTTGGTAATCTATCGGACCTCATCACAATTTGTCTCTTACTAGTACCACTACCAATAGTAACAGGTTGTGTATATCCTGCACTTCTATATGAATAACTACGATATTCCCAATGTTCTATTAACTGACCAGTTAATACGTTACCTTTAATTCTAACTGTTTTATAGTATATTTTTTCAAGACATCCATTACACTCAGAAACTGAAAAATTATTAAATAAACAAGCAGTTCTTTCATACGCATTATCAGCCCCCCATGTTCCTCCCGAATTTTCACAAGCGGTTTTTGTGGTAAACCCAGGTTTTGGACCCCAATAACTTTCAGAACCAACATCTAACCGATTATTACCATATGAACGCATCATCGCAAAATTACCACCTTCAAAACTTTCGTTATGAAAATACCCTCTATTATTCGCACTACTCAGATTAGAACCCGTACCATCATCATCCGTCGATTGATTACTATACGGATAAACACCTCTGGTTTTCACATCCTTAAAGGTATCATCATGGACAAATCTAAAATCAGGTTGTTTATCATAGTAACACGTCAATGCGTTACCCTGACCGTTCAAAATATCATTTTGAGTTCCTCGAATACGAATACCCTGATTTGCCGAAACACTGGTTGTATCAGTATAATAAGGTAATGCTCCTCTTAAATTTTCATCAATCGCCGAATAATAATAATGATTAACGCTTGTAAACGCAGAAAAATCACAGAATCCCGCCGGTCTATAAAAAGGGTCAGTTTCTTTAGGATTATAAGGAACTACAGGGTCTTGTGATTCGTCAGGTCCAGGACCAAATTGTGATGTCCCATAAGATGGTTCCCACATAAATGTATCGTGAAATAACGATATATTAGAATAAGCATCCGCCACGTTACCATTCGAAACACCATGAAGCACATTTCGATACCCTTTTTGAACAGGTATGTTCATTCTCATATTAGGTATTGTGACTATCTTACTACCAAAGTCTTTTTTACCGTATAACTTACTTAAATCATAAGATATTGATGTTTTTGGTGAATTTGGGTCAACACCTCTCACCATAAACACAATCCTTTGTAAACCGAAATTTTGATTATAAAAATCTCTAATCGGACCAATACAATTACCTAGTGGTGATGTACAAGTTGTTGGGTATTCTAAGTCATAACCCATCCAAGTTCCAAAATAACCTGAACCACCCTTACTAGCATATAACCATCGTTGACCCCAACCACCAGCACTTAAATCTGTATAATAAGTTTGTAAATATCTATACCCACCATTAATACATCTACTGTAGAATGAGTTCGGTAAATCAGGGGACATTGTATTAACCGAAGTTATATAATCGTTAACAGATACATTATCAATAACCTGTAAATATTCTAAATCAATCGGGAATTTATGATATGAAACTTCGGTATTTCCTGTAATTTCATAATTAACAGATAAATTAGTTCCATTACCATTAGGGTTTGCATAATTAACAGTTGTTATAGTTTTACTAATCTTACCTTTAGTTCCCGGAACAGGAACACCTATTGTTTTACCCGTAATACTATATGTACCAAATTCGTTTGTTGTATATGTCACACCAGTAAGATTAACATCACTAGATTTTTGAGGGTCAACTGTCGTTAACATTTGACCAACTTTAAAATTATTAGTATCACCTGAATCAATAATAACCGCTATTACATTGTCTAAATGATATAAACCATTAAATTGACCATTATTTGCGGTTAATGGACCGCCATTTGAACCTGTGTTAAACCTAACTCCAATTCTATTAACACCACCACCCGGATTACTAACACTCTCATCAAAATATTTTGCTTTAGTACTAAATAAATTAAACCTTTCATGCCAAGGTAAATCTGTTGATATTGTTCGTAAATTACCATCTTTTGTTGATGTTAAATCACCTGTTGGACCTTTGGAATTAAGTTCATATCCTTTGTCAACACCAATTCCTGTTACGAATGTTATATCATTAACATTACCCGTTGTAAGCTTACCTGAATAAGGACCTTTATAATTACCACTCACCATAATATCCGAATTTGAACTATTAGGGACTTGTAATGGATTAGTCGGACTTGGAGGTACTGGTTCAGGTGGTGTCATTTCACACGAACAAAGTTCACAATCAGGGTATGTTAAGTTAGGCACTTTAAATTCCGTTTGTTGACATTTTTCTTTAAGTTGTCGAACAGTTTCAGTTAAAGAATTACACCAATCAGTTAAAAAATCAAATGGATAGATATACGTTGTAATAATGTCAACTTCTAAACCAGCTAATTTACATATAAACCAACGTAAAAAATCAACTATTGGTAAAATAATAGCACATAAAATCCATAAGAATATGTGACCTATAATTAATAGATAATACATTATTGGATACGCAACCAACATCAAAACTTGAAATAATAAAAATAATATATCAATTCTATACAGACCATCGTTGGATGGGAATTGGTTATTCGTAGTTTCACAACTATCATCTAAAATATGTTTTATCGCAATAATTCGATTATTAAATGACCCTTTACGATACTCACTAATCATTTGTGATACAGTATAAACTTTATTATATTGCATCTCATAGAATCTATCCTCACAATTAATAGCTTCTAAAACCATTTTATCACCCAAAGGTGTTAGAACACCTGAATTATCTTTCACACCGTAATCTGTCCAATCTAAACTAAACGCATATGAAGCTCGAGCGGCTTTATAATTATCATTAGCTGGTGGTTGTATAAAAACACAAGGATTATCCAAATTACCAAAATTACCTTTAGACGCCACAGTTCTGTTAGTTAAAGGGTCTGTTTGGTCAGGTCCAAGCCAACCGTATTCTTTAATATTAGGAACTAAAAAACTCGCTCTTTTAATTCTTTCACCTAAATCAGGTGATTGATTCCACAAAACTTTAAATCGGTATTTACCTTTAGTTGGTATACCTTTTTTAGGGTCTTTAGATATGACTTGTTCACCAAACTCATTCGTAACCACATAATCTAAATTCATTGGAACATCAAACATCCAAGTCCCATTATCATCAATTACTTGTCCACCGTCTTCAAAATCCGCAACTTCAAGACCCGGCCTACCGTTAACATCCGTAAATATCGTTTGTCTAACCGCCTGTATTTGTCCCGGACCAGTAATCAAATTACATAATGTTCCCGATTTTAAAGTTGGTTTACATTTAAGCTTTAATGATTGGTCATCATTAGATGATATTATTGACCCCATAAAAATTGCGGTCGGTTGTATTGTTATATTTTTTTCCGCAGATAAATCAAAGTCAGTTCTAGTTATACCTAAAACACAAATATCTTCATCACCCCAAAATGGCTGAACTTCAATTGTTCTATTTATAGTAATAATTTGAGGTAATTCGTTTAAATTAGACGATGACTTAAACTTAGTCCCATTAACCTGTTGAGGTGAAGCCGCACCCATTCTAATTAAATCTTGAGGTGACAATGAAAAGTCCCCAATATCTGATAAGTCAACATTAACAACAATAGTTTGAGAACCTAATGGAACACCAAATATCATATAATCCCCACTTTCATTAGTAATAGTATTATATTTGTAATACTTATCGTAAATTTCAATTTTAGTTGGATTTGTTAAAACTTCTTGACGTGTAAAAAAAGAACCTGTTGGGACGTGATTACTATATGATTGTTCAATAGGTAATAAATTATATCTATAACCTTGGTCATTTACTTGTGTTAACGTTTTATAGGGATATAAATCAGCAATTACAGGATTATTAATTTCGTCGTCACTTGACAACGGAATAAATAAAGAAACTTTAGCGTTTGGAACACCAAAACCATTATTAATACTTACACGACCAATTATAACACCATAATCAGCACACTGTCTTGTATATATGTCACTTTGTAATACTTTTAAGGATAATATCTCAAGATATTCAAAATCTTGGTCTATCCTTACTTTAATTGATTTATCAACACCGGGTGTTGTTCTTATTCTGTACGAATTTGACATTGTTTTCTTTTAAAATAAATAGTTTATATACTATTTTTAAAAGATAAATGATAAAATTTCAAAATAAATCATCAACTAAAATTAGTTGTCTTGTAATTTTTAACTCTTACATTAATATCATTACTTGGAAATCTAACTTGATATGTTTGACTTGGTTCTGCAAAAATGGTATCATCAATCAATCCAATCTGTCTTGTCCCACTATCTGAGTAAGGTTGTGATGTTTGAGATGAAGAATACTGACCACCAACTTTGTTAAATACTTTAATATCCGACAAACTAATTACACCATTTTGATTTTGAATCTCTTTTCTAAGTTCCGAAATGTTAACGTTTTCACCCATTTGTCTATTAGACGGACTAAAAAATTCTGACGTTATATTAATTATTTGAGAAATAACGCTTCCTTGATTTTGACTACTATCTAAAACAACATCAATTGTTATACCTAAATCAACAACATTAGCAACTTGAACTGAAATATAATCATTCATCATTCTATAATTTGATAAATAATTTGCAACGTTATTTTTTAAAGTATCCGAAACAATTTCAGTTAACTTACCATTCTCATCATAAGATAACATTTTGATAATTATTTTGTTGTTTTCCTCAGTTATTGCAACTTTAGCGGGAGCACCATATTGTGACGGCATTGTTCTAATTAACGAATCATAATCATTAACAGTTACCGCTCTATTTTGAGCCGAAAAGTTAAAACCAACTAAATTTCTTACCTCTTCAATTGTTGGAAAATCCGCACCACCAATTGCTGCAGTTACATTAGTACATCTTAATGAATTAACCACACTCGTGTTTATTGATTCTGACGGTCCATTCACAAAAAATGAAACAGTCCCTAATTGATTTATAACATTCACACCTAAATTACTTATAGAACCACCACCAATTCTATACTGAACAAACAATGTTGAGTTAGCCTTTAGTGAACTACCTAAAGCAAAGTTATTAGAATATTTATTTAAATCTAAATTAAACCCATTTCTAGCAAACTCACGTAACTGTTCATCAGCCGATTGACTACCACCCCCAAATGTCATTTTTAAATAACCTTCAGGTGTGTATTCACTTATAAATTTATTTGTTACCGACAAATATTTACCAACCTTAATACCCGGATTATCCGAGACTTTAGTTGGGTCTTCAACAAATACTCTGTCTTCAGCTAAGGCCTTTACTTCATACCATCTATTATCTAATCCTAAAAACTCTTGAACTGAAGGGACATTACCATATTGTGTCCCATCTTTTAATAATACACTTGTTATACCCAAAACTGTTTTCTCAGGTAAAAATAACTCATAAAATGGTTTTACATCATTTGGTGTGATTACTTTTTTAAAGACCTTAGTCACTCCATTTACCACAGTTTCTCTCTTAACAATGGTATAATTTATTAAGATATTATTAGAGTCAAAATTAGGGATTTTTAACCTATTTGGAAACCCCTCAGCACTAATCGCCGATGAAAAATCAATATCATACACAGTCTCAAATACTTGACCCGCACCATTCACTTGGGAACCTCTTCTTAATATACCACAATATGATAAATCTTCTTTATCACCATAAGCTGGAACTGTTATTGAAAAATCAACTAATGAAACTGAAGGTCTTTGACCCGGAACTTTTAAACCATAAGTTCTCGCAATATTATAAATTGATGACCTTTGTTGTGCAAATTCTAACACAGTCTCTTGAATACTTCTATCAATATTAAAGTGTAGATTATCCGCAATCGCCGCGTTCATATCTAAGAAAACAGAATAAATCGCCGCGTCATTAACATTCTCAATTAAGTCGGGATAATAAGTTCTTGTAAAATTAACTAACTCAGTTCTTAACCCTTGAAAATCTCTAGTAGTATAAGATATCTTTTTATTACTCATATTATAAATTTATAATAACAAAATCACTTGAATTGAACGCGTCGTCAGTTAACAAGTAATCAATTTTAATTTTTGCAGTGTGTTCTTTTGTTCCAATACCAGGTACTCTAAAAACTCGTTCATCATTACCATTAACATAAGTTCCCTTATCTTCCTCACCTTCTGATGCTGGTGTTACGGTTAATTTAGTGATTGTAATTCCAGGAATATACTCTTCAACAGATTCCCTAATTTCCGATTCAATTTGAGAGAATGTAGGTCCATCCAAAGGTTCAAATATATATTCATATAACCTTGTTCCAAAATCAGGTAGATAATATCTAGTCCCTTTTCTTGTCAATAGTAAATGTATTAGATTTGAGCGTATCTCTTCACGTTCAGTATCTGATAAATCTAAAAACTTACCATTATACGAATCTCTAAAAGGGAAATTAATACCATATGTTAATCCTTCTGCCATATAACATAAATATAATGTCGTTATAAATTTTTTGTATAACGTTATAAAATAAAAAACTCTCGACATTGCCGAGAGTTTTTATAATTTACGGTTTTTTTAAGATGAACACCCAAAACATTCAAATTCTGAATCTTGAGGTTTTTGTGGTATCACATCAACTGTTGGTTTTTCTTTTACAGGTTTTTCTCTTTTTGAGATATCCACCGCTAAGTGTTTAGCCCCCGTCGAAATCGCTTTAGTTCGGATATAGTAACTTAAAGTCTTTAACCCTCTCTCCCAACCGTGAAAGTGAGATGAGGTAATTTTTGACAATGTTGGGTTACTCATATAGATATTCATTGATTGAGATTGGTCAATATAAGGAGCTCTTTCAGCCGCCATATCAATCAATTCTCTTTGTGAAATCTCCCAAATCGTTTTATACTTAGACATTAAGTGTTCTATTCGTTTAACTTTCTTGTTGTAATTTTTATCCTCAACATCAAGATAATGATTGAAATTAACGTTCTGAATTGAACCCTCATTTAGTATGATATCATTTTTCAAATCTTCAGACCAAATTCCTAATTTTTCAAAATCTTGTATTAAGTATTTATTTACTATCAAAATCTCACCACCTACAACTCTTCTGTTAAACAATGCCGAATGAGCGGGTTCTGTCATTTCAAATGAACCTGTAATTTTTGCTGAAGACGCAACAGGCATTTGAGCCGTGAATAATGAATTACATACACCGTATTTCATTACACTTTCTTTTAATGAACTCCAATCCCACATTCCTGATAAATCATCCTCTGTCATTCCCCACATATCAAATTGGAATTCCCCTTTTGACATAGGTGAACCTTTGAAGTATTCATAAGGTGCGTATTTTTCTTCAATACATAATTGGTTACTTTCTGTTATTGCCGCAAAATAGATAGTTTCAAATATCATTTTGTTTAATCCACGAGCTTCATTGGATGTGAAGACATAATCCAATAAATAAAATACGTCAGCCAATCCTTGAACTCCAATAGCAATTGCTCTTTGTTCTAAACCACCTTTTCTTCCTTTTTCTGTTGAGTAACTATTAATGTTAATAACTTTATTTAAAGTTCTTGTCACTTTTCTAACCTCATCAAATAATAGTTTGAAGTCAAACTTACCATCAACGATAAAGTTTTTCAACACCATTGATGATAACGTACAGATAGCCGTAGTTTCTTCATCTGTATATTGGAAAATCTCAGCACATAAGTTAGATTGGTGAATTACCCCAATGTTTTGGTGGTTAGTTTTTCTATTTGCATTGTCTTTAGAACATAAGTAAGGAACACCTGTTTCAATTTGAGACTCAATAATCTTAGTCCAAATTTCAGTAGCACTCACTTTTTTACCAAGACCTAACTCAACCGCTTTTTCATAAGTTTCTTCATACTCAGAACCGTAAGACTCTTGTAATGGTTTTAATCCCGCCTTCTTAATATCATTAGGACAGAACAAATACCAATCAGAATTATTTCTAACCGCCTTCATAAAGTTATCAGG